TCAAAGCACGCGACCAGCGCACCGCCACATCACATGCCGACGCGAACGCCATCTCTCACGCCCCAACCTTCTTCGTGGGGGCTTTCTTCGCCGGTGCCTTCGCCGGCGCTTTCTTCGCCGGGGCTTTAGCCGGCGCTTCTGCCGCAACCGCATCTTCCGCGGCAGCCTCCCAGCCGCCCGCCGAAACCAGCACACCGGCCAAAACCTCCGGCACGTCGGCTTCCTCGCCGCTGACCTTGTTTCTGATCTTCATCGCTTTGCCCTCTTCCCCGGGTTCGGGGGGAGCCCCGAAGGGCTCCCCCCGATCACGGTCACTTGGTGAGTTTGACGAACGCCTCGGGGTCGTCGACGAGGACACCGAATTCGGCCTCAATACGTACTGCCAGGAGATTGTTCTGCCAAAGCGACACCAGGCCGGACCCGTCACCGTTGGCCGACATGTCCAGCGTGGCCTGATCCGACACGTCGTAAGACAGCCCGCCGATCTGACCCCACACGATCTTCGACCAATCGCCCTGGAATCCGAGGATTCCGGTGTCGTTGGCCGGCTTCGTCGGGTCGGTGACGTGATCCGACAGGAACGTCGGGCGGCCCAACACCCGGCCCGAACGGAACGGCGAGTTGATGTCGGTGTAGGTGGCCTCGATGAACAGCGGGCGGTCCTGCTTGTCCTTCGACCCGTTGAGGACCGGCTCGGCCAGATCATCGAACAGGGTGCCGTTCCACTTCTTCTTGTCCTTCAGCAGCAGATCCAGGCCCTTGTTCAGCGAATCGAACGCGGTGTCCGGGCCGGCCAGCTTGATGGACTTAGTGGTGTCGGCGACGCACTTACCGAACGGGCTGTCGATGCCGTGCAGCACCGCGGCGTCAAAGGCAAGCGCGATCGCCTCGGCGACCTTCGTGCGCATCGTCGCGAGGTAGTTGCCCGGGTTGACCCGGACAACCTCGGCGCTTGCCGCGAAAATGGTCGCGATCTTGTGCGGGACCACTTCCTGCTTGGTCATCGAACCCTTGGTGACGGGCTTCTGCTCACCCTCACCGGTCCACTTGGCGCGAACATCACCATCCCAGTGCGGGATACGAACACCGGTCGGCCCCAAAGGGATCTTCCGGGCGATCTGCTGAACCACGGAGGTCTTCTCAACCTCAGCGAAGTAGTCCTGAGACATCACCGGGTCCAGGTAACCCTGGAACATCGTGTCGCCGGTCATGGCCACCGTATTAGGGGTATTGAATGCAGGCATTTCTGTTTATCTTCTTTCTTGAAAAGGGAAGGGTTTAGGCGCCGACCATCCGCTTCACGGTCTCCAGCAACGGATCACCGTTCAGCGGCAGCACATTGCCCGAACCCTGAGATGGGTCAACAGGGCGCTCCCGGGTGGGAGCTTTGTCCAGAAGCGACTTCACACGCTTCACGCTGTCCGAAACCGTGGCCTCATCGTCACCCTGAATCAGGGCGGCCACATCGAAGATGTCCTCAGTAGGAATCCCTTCCGAGACAACCGCCTTAAGCTTCAACAACTCGACATTGAGTTCGTTGAACGCGGCTTCACGCTCCGAAAGTTTTGACTCATAGTCCTTACTGAGATCGGCTTTGGCCCGCTCCGTAGCCTCGTTACGTTGGAGTCGGTACTTACCTGCCTCTTGCCGAAGCTTTGCTACCTCCTGCCGAAGATCTTGAACGTATTCGAGGCCGAACGTTTCCTGCGCCTCCGGGGCTTCGGGAACGGTTTCGGTGCTCACGGTTTCGGCGGTAACGGCTTCGTCTGACATGTTGGTTGCCTCCTGGGCGTAGTTGAGAACCCATCAAGGGCTCACGGTTTTCCTTTAACTCAGGCCGCGTTCAGGGCGGCCCAGTCAGTTGCGTCGGCCTCACCCGCTGCGATCATCTGCCGCAGCTGGTTGAGTGCCTCACGATTCAGGGTGGTTTTGTACCACCCAGGTTTCCCCTTATTCGGCCCGAACTTAGGGCCGTTGCGGGAGTAGAACTTCTTGTCCGGTTCGGCTTCCAAAGCCTTCTCAGCGCGGCGGGAAGCTTCCTCCCACAACGTGAACGCTCTCTGCGATGCCCGCCGGCCAACCCAGTTCTCCAAATCGAAAACCGGGACGACTTTGCAGTCGCAGTTCGTGTGGAAACGGTCCTCCGGGGCCATGAACTCCTCAATGTCCCCGAAGTACTCCTCGAGGCTCGAAGAGCGGAACATGTCCACCAGATCGTCGTCGGGTAAATCCACCCCGGCGGACTGCCCGGTGTAGTACACAGGGCCGCGGGACACCAACGCCAAACAGAACGCGCACGTCTCTTTCCCGGTGGCGACCCTGGCCCAACCACGAACCTCGGTGACCGCCAACTCCACCTTGCGGTCCACCGTCACCTTCGACCCGGCCCACGAGGTGACCTCGGCGGTCGGGTTCAACAAATCCCGGAACTCCGCGATCTGCTCATCAGTCAGCTTTACCCGTTCACGCTGCTCGGTGAGTTTGTCGTCCAACGGTTTATCGTTCTTCACCGCGTTGATGATTTGGCGGCGGCCGGCGTTCTCCACTTCACGCACCACCACCGCGGCGACCTGCCCAACCACCTGCTGCGGGGCGGCTTCCACCGACATCGACGCCCGCACCGGCTCCAAAGCCTGGGCGAACCAGGAGAACTCGTAGGGCTCCAACTCCCGCGCCAACACCGGTAAATCCGGGTGGGCCTGGCGGCGGGCGATGTCGTAGAAATCCCTGGCCAGCATCGCTGACTGCTCGCGGCGCCGCTTCACCTCCGGGAACAACAGCCGCAGAAACGAAATCCAGTCCGACGCCGTCAACAAAGGCTGCGCCGCGAACTTCGCGAACTGCAACACGAACCGCACCACAGCAGCCGAGATCAACGCCTGCTGCAACGCATAATCCTCAGCATCCACCAGGGCCTCTTTTGGTTACGCGCCGATCACGTCCTCAACGGCGGGTTTGGGTTTCGGTTCGGAATACATGCCGGCCAACTGGCCCAAAGGGTTCTCCTCGGCGTCCCAGGCCCGCATCTCCTCACGCTCAGCAATGGAGTACCCGAGGTCGATACGTGCTCTCTCTTTGCCGATCACACCCGCACCGTTGGCGTACAACTTCGTCACCGCATCGGCTTTCGCCGCATAAGTAGGTGTTGAGGGGTCACGCCACACCGACTCCAGGCGGAACATCTCCGGTGGGGCGTCCTGCCCCTTGGCGACCTTGTAGGCGATCCGCATGGCCTGTTCCCACGCCCCACCGAACAGCTTGTTCTTGCGCTCCACCTTCTTCACCAACCGGCTCTCGCTGGACTTGATCGCTTCAGCAGAAGCCGGATTATCCGAAGAGAAACTCAAGTATTGAGGCGGTAAACCTGTGTACGCGGCGGCTTTCCTATCCAAAGCGTCAAGGGCGTCAACGAAGTTGCGTAGCTCCGCGGCGGAGAACTGGGTGGCGTTCGCATCAGGATCCTCAAACGCCAAAATGCGTGCCATATAGGCGTCGAACAGCGCCTTACCCGTCTCCGGGTCCACCCCCAAATCCTCCGGCTTAACCCCGAAAATCAGACGCTGCGGGATGGCCATCAGCTCCGCCGTCCCTTGGAGATCCATCATGATGCGGGCAGCCGCATCAGTGACCGACCGAACCTCCGGGCTGATCTCCGACGTGCCATACGTGTCCGACAACCGGGTGCGGTTCGCCATCGGAATGACCGGAACGAACCCCAACGAATGCTTCACCAGCGACACCTGCACCCAGCGGCCCCGCTCCCGCACCCACTGCACCGTCACATCAGGCAGATACAGGGTCGACGCCACCAACGTGGAACGCTCATCGTCATACACAGCGCGGATCGCCTTCGTAACCTCACGGGTCCGCGGATCAATCACCGCATGCAAACTCGTGGGGGGCTCCACCCGGATGATCGGAACATCCGGGTCCACATTCACATCAGTGCGCGGGTCCGCAGCCGCCACCGTGATATAGGCACGCCCATAAATCAGGGCGTCGGTGTGACCCAACGTCGCCTCCACATCGAGGTCGTTCGCTTGCCACCAGTCCCACAGCTCCGCGTCGCCCTTATCGGCGCCGCCCATGCGGAACCCCTCCAACTCCTGTCTCTCCGCAATCGCATCCACATACAGGCGCGGATACCCCACATGCGCCAACAGCCGGCGCATCTCCGGGGGAACGGCGATACCGATCGCGTCTGGCCTTTTCTCGGCGTCATAGTAGGCGCGGCTATCCCGAAAAGGGGTTTGCGTGGCTTCGAAAACACTCAGAAGCGCCTCACGCATGTCCTCAATGTCAGCCACTGGCGTTAACTCTCTCTGTAGTCGGCAATCACCCCGGAAGAGGTCACTTGATGACCGACACC